TCTAAATCTAAAACTTCATACTTTCTAATTGTAGTTCCGACGTTGTTTAAAGATTGAGCTAGTCCATCTAATTTATAAATCTGAGTTGAATACCTATCGTAAACCTCATTCATTTTATCTACCTGGCCAGTAGATGCATAGAACTTCATGGTGTCATATACGCGTTTGTTCTCGCGATACTGTTCTTGGAAATCGGTAATACTCTGAGCTCTTGCACTTGGATGCCTGATTAAAAATGCTTTTACAAACGGATAGTCGTTTAAAGATTTCTCTGGTCTTAAATCTTTTACAGCTCCACTTTGATACACCGCCTCATCCACTGCTTGAAGTATGTATCCACCAGCACTACCAGTCCATGACTTGATGTAGTTATCAATCACAGCAGGACTTGAGAATTTCAAATCACCCACACCAGCATCTTTAATTCCTGGGATGTAGCTAATAGCTTTGCCAAGCATTTTAGAAATCACGCTTGTGTATGGAGTTACTTGCTCTTCTGGTAAAAGCTTCTCGGCATACGATGGAACTATTGGCCCGCCAGTAAATAAACTCTTATTCGCAAACTGTTCAATAACAGGAGTAGCTAAGTCAGGAATATAGTTCGGAGTTAACTTTCCAATCAATGCATCAAATACTTTTCCAAAGTGAGTAGGATTATTGTTGTACATATTATCCAGCATCATTACTGGCAACGCCCCGTATACTTGTCCCAATCCCTCAGCATATGGGATTCTAATTTTTACTGGTTGTTTAATTTGATAGACGCCATCTTTTTCTCTCACTAAAGATTTATCTACATACTTTAAATCCCTTAATGGGTCTTTAACATCAGACCACCAATCAAATCCCACAATCATGTAGTTTGCTTTTTGCCATGCTGGAATTTCTTTGTAATCAGGGTCATCTTTATTTGTGAGCCAAGCGATAATAGATGGAATCGTAATGTACGTTAAAGCTCTAATTGAAGTTCCAGTTGGGTCTGTTTTAAATGATGTGTAAAGTTTATCAGCGCCCTGAATACCCGCATTTAAATAAGCAATGTACCCATTAACTGCTTCAGTCTTAAGACCAACTCTTTGGAAGTCTAATGATATATCTCGAGAAGCCATCCCAGCTTGCCTTAAAGACTCACCAGATTTTGTAGCTCTTTTAAATTCAGCAAAACGTGTAGCGTTCTCAGCTAGACTTCCCATCCAACCAAGCGCTTCGAGTGGCGATTTAACTACGTTCCATGCTGTGTCTTTATAAGAAGACTCGCCAGATTGTTTTAAAAGTTTTCGATATAGATAATCGTTATTAAGTTCAATGAAAGAACTGTTGGCACCACCTGATAGTAACCACTTTTGATACTCTGGTGACTTACCAATGATTCCTTCCATCGCAGATAAGATATCTCTGAATGGAACAGTACCGTACTTAGAAGTAACACCACTCATCGCTTGGTCACGAATGATATTGTTTACTTGGTACTCAACGGTATTAGAAATACCAACCTTCTTTAATGCAGTAATTCCTCGCATTGCTTTTAAAAATAAATTCTGAGAACGAGGCATGTTATCCAAAGCTTTTACAGCAGCAGCAATCTCAGGGTCTGTCTTATAAATCTCTCGCTTACCGTCTTTATAAACAGCAAACTCATTATCATTTAATTTAAAGTTCTGTTCTTTTCTAAATATCTCAAAGCCCTTTGCTGCCTCTTCTATATTCTGAGACTTAAGAGCCTTCTCCATTTCTTTATCGGTAACTTGAATAGCTTTTGTTTTTTCTGGAACTTTCTCAAATACAGAATCAATTCCCTCTTGTCCCTCGATAAGAGTTCTGATGCCACGGTTTTTCTCCGCAAGCTGCATCATCGTTTCTGTATTCTCTAGGATAGAAGTAAAAGGATTTTGGATTTGCTTCTCACTACCCTTGATAGCCTTAAGAGAACCTGCGCCCTTACCTTGCTTCTTACCTGCTTCTAAATCAGAAGCTTCTAGAATTCTACGGAATGGAATGTAATTTTTATTTGCTTCTTTAAATGCTTTTAATTTTGTATCAGAAAGAACGCCACTCTGATTTAAATAATCAAGAGCTCTGTTTTGAAAGTCTACTAGCTCTGTAGCTACAGTATCGTACTTACCTTTGTATTCTTCGATAACTTTATTAGCTGCTTCTAAATCAAACCCACTCTTGATACCACGCTTATCTAACTCTATAGCCCGCTTAGAAATTAAATAGGCACCCAACTCTTCTGTATTGTTTCTAACAGGTCTTAATATTTCTTCTAAACTCTTACCTGTTTTTTCCCCAGTAAAAAAATCTGTGGTTCCAAATTCAAAGAAGTGTCTTGCCTTTGCTTTATAATCTACAGCTTGTCGAAACTCTGTGTATGCCTGTTCATCGATAAGTTTTATAGGGTCATACTTATCAATCCAATCTTGTCTTGCTGTATTAAAATCAAATACTTTCTTAGCTTCTGGAGGTAGCTTCTCTCCAACCTGTGAAAGAATCTTTTGAGTTGGCTCAGAATAAGTTGGCGCTTTAGGTTCTGGAAGAGGCGGTGGTTTAACCTCAGCTTCTTTAGGCGCGTACTTAGCAATGCCCTCTGGTACATCTTTATTAATAGAGAACAAATCACCCTTAATACTTGGGTCTTCTTCCATCTCCCTCAATACCTCATGAGGTCTCATGTTTGATTTGGAATATGAGTTTCTAAACTTTGAGGCTCCAGATACAGCGCCATGAAATCCTAGTGCCATGATAGCACCATCAATAAACTCATCTGAATTTGGTAGATGCCCTTCTAATGCAGCCCCAGCAGTGGTCATAGTCGCAGCTTCCGTAGCTAATGCAGCACTAGTTTTTCCAAGTGGACTAGCTATTGGAGCCAATGTTTTTACAGCCTTACCAGCTCCGCCAGTTACCACACCTATAGTAAAATCTTTACCTGTTTCAATGACTGTAGATGAAAGCCTATCCCAAAAGTCAGCAGCGTTTTGAATATCACCACGTTCATAGTGGTCCATCATTATTTTACGAAGAGCAGTGGGAAATGCGAAAGCTGTACCAGCACCGCCTACAAAAGTTCCAACAGGCCCACCGACTGCTGTGCCAGCTGTTGCTCCACCTAAAGCACCTGCTGCCATCACTGGCCAGTCAGCTGCCATCTCAGTAATACCTTTAGTGATTCTTAAATATCTTGGAGCATCTTGTGGTAGCACAACATTTGGTGCCTTTTGTCTTGCTGCTAACCCAACAACAGATTCCTGTAGTCCAGCAACAAAAGCATCATAAATACTTGTAGCCATCTGTGGATTTTCTTGCTGAATCTTTTTGAAATTATTAACCGCATATTCTTTTACTGCTGTCATGTCTGGAGTTCTGACACCAAAGTATTCATCAATCTCTGGCTTAGTAAAACCACTAGCTTCCATCTCAGCCTGTTGTCTTAATTGCTCATTGGTAATTTCAGTATCTGTAAATCCGCTAGTACGTAATTCATTAACTTGGTTTAACCACTCCGAACCTGGAGCCTTTATCTGTGGTCTTTCTAATTTCGGAGTTGGTGCTTGTGCTGTAGATGTAGGGTCAACTGTTTGAGTTTGAGTTACAGTAGGTGCTTGAGCGCGAATCTCTTCTTCTGTAAACCCTGCGCGTCGCAATTCTTCAGCTTGTTCTCTAGGTGTTGGCATTATTTACCTTTAGTTCTATCGCGCCACTGTTGGATGGTCTCGCCTGGTAATCTTAATTTATCTGGATTAATTGGTGTTGCTGGCGTTGGAGTGTTTGCAGTAGCATTTGTAAAATCTCTGTCGCGATTCATCTTGAGTCTATCAACGGATTTCTTACTTGCTTCAATTGGATTTACATAGAAATCTTTTACGTATTTACCAAGCCAATCAGGACTGCTTGGGTCTGTAAGTTGTTCAACAGTCTTCCCAGCCTTACGACCTTCTTCCCATTTCTTCCAGTAAAGAGTTACAAATCTTTGGTAGTTAACAAGACCATCAGGGTCAGCAAGACCAGTAAGTGGGTCTTTCTTTACGAGCATGCTTTCCGCTTGTTTAAGTACAGAGTTCTTTGCCTGGTCTTCAATCTTTCCTTGTTCTGTTCTTTTACCTTGAACTTCTTTTCGTAAATCATTTAGGTCGTTATAAGATAGAAGGCCATTCACTGCGTAGCTTACCAACTCTTTTTCGTTTACTAGTTTTGCTGGGTCGCCATCTGGTAGGTTCGCTCTACGTAAAAGCTCATTAAATACTGACGGGTCAGATTCTTTACTCTCTTTTTTAATCAGATTTATATAATGTTCTTTTTGTCTAGCATCTAAATTTGATGCAAGAATTTCTTTCGAACTTAATTGTTTATTAACTACCTTCTCAATAAACTGGTTCTCAGTTTCCATTTGAGCTCGTTTTAATTCTTCTTCTCTAAGTTTTATTTGTCTCTCTGCTTCTGCTTGTCTTCCTCTTATCGCAGTCTCAACTTCTCCATACATTTGTTTTTTCTGGTCTTCTGAAAAATAGGTATCGTATCTGCCTTGGTCTAATTGTTGTTTAGCATATTCTGGATTTAAGTTTGCCCAACCACGAACAGAAGCTTCTGCAATCTGTTGATTACCTTTTGTTTTTAATTGCAATGCTACTTCTCTGGTCATCCCACCAGTTCTTACTAAGTCTTCTAAGTTCGTATCATGCATGTCACGAACAGTTTCAAAAGACGATGGGTCTGCCATTAATGAGTTAGAAAAATTATTTACTGAGCCTGTATAATCTTCTCGAGCTTTAATGCCTGCGAGCTGCGCCTGTCCAGTATATGCAGACTGCATAAAATGAGAGCGCATTGTAGCATTGGTTCTAACGAAATAGTTTTTACCGTCTTCAGTAGAAACGCCTTCACCAATCTTAGACATGTAGTCGTCATAACCCTTAAGAAATTTAGTAGATAATTCCTTGTCCGCAGGGTCAGCGGTCTTCATTGTCTCTGCCCAGTTAATAGCAAAGTCTGCTTGGGCTTTAGCCATCTTCGCAGTTAAATCTGATACTTCAGACCTGGATTGTTGCTCACCTATAATGTCTGCTGTCTTTTCAACACTCTTACTAAAACCTTGAACGGCATTAGCTATGCCTCCACCAAAATCTTCTGCCTTGGCATTTTGAACTTGTACAGGCCCAGAGCTTCTTACTTGTGATTGAATTGGTGTTATTCTTGGCATATTAAGTTCTCTTTAATCCTAATTTTCCAGACGATATTCCGCTGTAAGCTTTTGGAGCTGCCTCTAATAAACTACCAGCAGCACTGAATGCAGCAGAAGTTTGTGCGGCTTCACCTTTTGCTTTAGATAATGCAGCATCTGCTTCAAATCCTTTTGCTCGAACTTCACCACCGTGTTTAATTTTTAGTGCATCTAGTTCTGCGTTAGCGGCACTTTCTTCTAAAACATCCTGTGCATTTCCCTCTGATGTTATTCCACCAGCAGCATAACCAGAACGAATTCCACCTATTTCTTTTCTTGCTGAAACCCTAAATACTCTCTCATCTTCTGCTGCTTGTTGCCTTGATAGCTGAGCATTGTTCATTGCTATTTGCGCATTAAATTCTCCAGCGTTTCTTGCTGCGTTTCCTTCAGCCACTGCCCCTGCCGCTTTTCCAATGGCACTTACACCAGCGACGATTCCACCTATTATACTTACGGGCTCACAGAGTATTGCCTCTGGATGAATATTAAATAATTCAATAAACGAAATTAATGTTTCTATCATGGTTCCACCAATGCGTATAAAGAACTGTCTTCTCCAAACAGTCCGTATTTTCTTAAAGTCTCAGCCTCTAACTGAAAACCAAAAGCCTTTACCCAACGATGTCCATTCTTAAAAGCTTTATTAACAGTCGCTTCTACTCTTCTAAATCTTCTGGTTTTCAAAAACTTTTTAACCACTTTATAAATACCTAAAAAATCTTTCTTACAGTTAGGATGAAAAAACATCCAGGCTTCTACGCGTCCTAGCCAATATTCAATAACTCCAGCACACGCGATTACTTCTTGTTCGGAATTTAAAAACGTATAGCATTCAGTTTTCTTTAACTGTTCCAGTTTATCATCAGTTAAATAATCTGACACGCCATGCAGCGCACCTTTTTCTTGAAGGTACTTCATGTCACTAATCTCCATTGGCACTGCAATTACTGGCATCTCTATCCTCTATCCTGTGTAATCATTTGAGGCATGATAGCTAAAATCATTCCTGGCAATGGCTGGTCTTGTCTCCAACAAATTTGATTCTCGTAATCATAATCAGCCGCCAAATGTATATTCTCTAAAATCCCTGTGAATAAAGCTGGGGCCCTGGTCATTGGGTCACTAGATGTTCTAAATGTTTGCTCATCGAGCTCTTCAAAGTTTAAACCAATCTTCATCCCTAAAGTTCTATGCAGCATGAAAGCAACAATATGAGTTCTGCGCTTCTTACCGATTGCCGTACCATCAGCGCTACCTGCATCAATCCTAAGTATTTGAGCATCGCTCATATATCCAAAACCAATATGCACAGTTGTAGACCTGTTAGATAAAGTAACTTTTCCTTTGGTTACTACTTCATTGGGAAGTGCCGCTCCATCTGCGCATATAGAAACTGTCTCGCCTTCCAAATGGTTTAGACCAGTAATAGTAGTTACATATTTTCTAACTTCTCCACCCGAAACATAAGTTGAGTAAGAAGTTCCGTTGATACCAGATAACTGGAAAGTATTTGCAGTAACGCCAGCAACAGTAAATGTTTCAGTGTTTAATTCTGACATCCCTTTTACGCCAGTAATTAAAACTACATCACCGTTACTAAAGCCGTGGCTATTAGAGGTGATGACAACAGGATTAGCTTGAGTAGCACCAGTAATAGTTTTTGGGTCGTCATAAGTTAATCCGCTATCAACAAAGAAAGCTTCACGTTGTTCATCAAGGTCTTCAAATAATTTAGAAAGATATTCTACATATCGAACTGTGCGACCGTTGATTCTTCTTCTGACAATAAGCCAAGTGTCATAACGTTCTGTACCTGGAGATGGAATAACACCAACACTCTCAACGACAGCATCACTATTTGCCGCGTCACTATATCCTCCAATCACATGTCTTGCCCAGCCGACATTGATATTATCAACATCTCTTTCGTAGAGCATTGATGTAAGAACACCGTCGTTTCTAACACCCCAAACAATTGATTGCGGTTCTCTTTGGTAAGCAAGTTGAGTGATACCATTACCCGTAACATGCTCTGCGAGTACTGTAATATCAGACGCTCTAAATCCATCCGCATCGTAGAAGTAAGTCATCTCGCGAAGTTTACGACCCGCTCTTTGAATAAAGAGGGTAGCCTTACCAACCTGTACAGGTTGAATATCTGCACTTCCATAAGAGGTAGATTTCTTAGCGTTGATATTTGTGGGCGTTAAAGCCTCACCAAAAGACGATGGTCTTACAAGCCATTCGTTACCAACGGTTCCTGTGATTAAACCTTTTTCATCTGCCGCTAACCAGCGAACCACGTTGACATCATTAGAGTTAAAAGAAAAAGCAAGAGCGTTACTAGGGCCAACTGAACCGTCTGTTTCTGTGGGCGCAAAGTTTTCATAGTCACTCGTCCTACTTCCATCTAGTCTTTGTGGACTTGCAGGACTTCCACCAAACATTAATCTGTCTTCATGGAAAACTACGCATGATGGATAGCCTGTAGTCCCAGACCAAAATCCCATTCGCCATGTGGTTTTTGCAGAGTTATTAGTAAGTGTTGATATGACGTCAGCAGTTACTACAGTAGTACTAGTCCACCCAACAATTTTTACGTATCCCCAAACCGAACCTTCTTTTATTCTTATAAGCCTTCCAACGTCTGTTGATTGAAACCCAGTATCATTATTTATTCCAACAATAGAAGAAGCAGTTAAGGTAATACCTGCTCCACTAAATGCACTGGGAGTAAGCGTAGTACCAGTAGTGTTGGTAGTAAGATATGGGCCATCAAGAAAATTAATTACATCTAATGTCCATGCGGTATGCGCAGTACGAGTTAACTTTCTTGGAGCATAAGTGGGATGAACTAAATAAATCACATCCGCACTTTGAGTAAATTTAATCTGAAATAAATCTGCTTCTACATATGGTGAAGCTATTTCGTAAATTTCTGAAATGCTCCCACCAGAAGTATAGGCATCGTAGGCTGTACCGTTTACGTTAGTTCCAGTTGTGTCTTTTAATTCAAAAGTATTTGCACCAGTATTTACGTTAGCGACAATGAACTCTCTGTTATTAAGTTGTGTCATTCCAGACACACCAGTGATGATTACTCTGTCGCCGTTCGCGTACGTATCAGACCCTGCGTACGTCACAACTACAGGGTTCGCCTGTGTGGCTGCTGTTAAATTTTGAGATGCTAATGTAATAAGAGCGTTGTCTTTATAGAACCTGATATATTGATGGCCGAACTCAAGCATATAGGCTTGGGTCGTAGAAAACTCAAACTGAATTAGTCGAGATTTTTTTGTGCTGTCCTTTGTCTCAGATACAAAAACAGTTCCTGGTCGTCTAATTAAACCGCCCTGAATTGTGGGCAAATAATTCTTACAAGTAGCTAAAGCATTCTTATATCTATCAGCATCGGTTCGTCCCTTAAAAAGCGGGGACATTTCTCCAGCGCTAAAATTATTTTGTATAGGAGAAACTTTTGGCATTAATCCCTCACCGTTATCCACTCATCGTCAGGTGGTTGAGAAGATGGATTTTCAAATGCATTAAGTTTTCTAGCTTCTCGAATTATTCTTTTATATTCTTCTTCTAAAGCTGCCTTCTTTGTATTGCTTTGAGTAATCTCTTCACATAATTCTAATGCAAGTCTTGTAGATAGTGCCTCTTGAAATAAGGCATCCATTTCATTTGGGTCTGTAATTCTAGAAACGTATCTGATGTATAGCGGGTCAGTATCGTCAGTCATAATTTTCTGACCTTCAATCTGCCAATCTAAATTGTTTAAATTATCTTCTGGATATGGAGGAAGAAGTCTTATGAAGTCAGAAGGAATTTGAAACGACCTAGCTCTTCCCCAACTTGGAGCGGCAGAATCAGCTGCAAGTGTAGCTCTCTTAATAGAAAAATTCCATGGATGCGCTCTTAGCTCTGCGTCTCTAACTGGTACGTAAGCAACGTTACAAGCTCTTGCATTTGCTGCGTCTTGAGTAAGACTCGTAATACGCTTAGCCCCTAATTTTTGTAACGCTCTATTGCAAATCCCTGTTTCTGAAGCCATAAAATTCCCCCTTAATCTGCCTGATAAAATGGAGTTACGATATCTGGGTCTCCATTATATTCCTCAACAATTTTATTGTTGTGGCCGTTCACACAAACTAAAAACTCTCTATATAATTCTATAAAAACTTCCCTATCGGGTTCATTAATTATTAACCCAAGTATTGTACTACATGTAAGACATCGAACCTGTTTCATAATTACCTTGGGGTTGTGAATACCTGCCTATAAAAAGAATAATCAATTAAAAAAGTTCTTGCAGTTGTTCCAGCTATTTTTGAAATAATATGGAACGGCCCGCAAACCCTAGCAACTGTTGTAGGTATATTAGTTGTATTGGTAGCTACGTTAGTTCCATTAATATAAAAAGCTACGCTATTTCCCGCAGCATTCATCACCCATCCTAATTTTAACCAAGCACCAGCAGCAACAGCAGTACCTGAATCTGTCGTAGTTCTAGTGCTATTGTTTGATGTCTTGCATCTCCAGTTTGCACTAACACCTCTATCATATTCAAAATAAACTCCATCTACTTGGTCGTTACCAGCTACGTCATCTCCAAATCCAATTCTAATTCTATAATCTTCTGCTACGGAAGCTAATGTTGGTATGTAAATTAAAGATTCATAAGTAGCAATACCACCACCAAAAAATGCTAGAGTTACACCTAAAGAATGAGCCGCACGACCAGTTGCAGTTGTTCCAGTACTATGCTGAATAATTCCAGCATTATTAGAAGTCTGGTTAGTGGTAACTAAAGTTGAAGCTGCACCAGTTCCACTTACTGTATTTGTCCAAGCATTAGAACCAGCGATACCAGTAGCTACCCAGTCTTCTCTTATCTCAATTGCTTGTGACATTGAATATGGGCCAGCACCTTGTTGGGCTTGAGCAATCAAAACCCCTTGATTTAATGCGAGTGTACCTAAACCACTTGTTTCTCTAAATTGAACCTTAACTGTATATGTTCCTGCAGCTAATGATGTAGACAAAAACTCTAAAGCAAACCCTTCAGTAGCTGTGGTATTTATTAAATTAATAATATGTGATGCACCATTTTGTGCATCAATAACTATTCTAAATTCTCCAACCGCTGTAGTAGCGGTACACTGAGCTACACCACTAAACGATGCTAATATCTTACATGCAATTGAGGATGTGAGTGTAAAAGACAATCCAGAAATATCTGAGAATGTTGCACTAGTAGTAGTTTGTTGAGTTGTTTGAGTAATAGAATCACTAACTAATTCACCAGTAGCACTTGCTGGGCCTGTTGGGCCAGTTGCTCCAGTAGCACCAGTTGCTCCAGTAGGCCCTTGAAGACCTGAAGATTGGAATCCTCCAACGTAACGAGAACGAATAACTCTATTTGTTCCTGTAATAGAAGTACCAACAAAAACTCTAAAATCTTTACACCAAGTTAAACCATAAAATTGATTCGCTGATGGGCTAGTTCGAGATGTCCATGTGGTTCCATTTGGTGAACTTGCGATTTGTCCACCACTTGCTAAAGCCACGAAAACTCCAAGCTCTTCTGAGTAAGCTATTGTTCTCCAAGATGCTGCAGCTATTGAACCAGATGTTGTCCAGGTAATACCATCTGGACTTGTCATGGTACGTGATGCACCAGTAAGTGCTACTGCACAAAAAATTCCTAAATCTTTTGACCAAACAATTTCATGCCAATCGTTCGCTGCTGGCGAAGTTCTGTTTGTCCATGTAGCTCCATCAGGTGAAGTCATGATAGAACCACCCAATGCTACTGCTGCAAATAAATTTAAATCATCAGACCATGCAAGCGCATACCACTGTGCTGTAGCTGATGCACTTTGTGGAGTCCAGTTAATACCATCTGGAGTCGTCATCACACGGTTAGTACCGTTTAAAGAAGTGGCACAAAATAATCCAATTGCGGGTGCCCATTCAAGTGAATACCATTGATTGGCTTGTGGAGTTGTAGATGCAGTCCATGTAATTCCGTCAGTAGAATACATGTTATTTGTTGATGTCGTTCCATCAAATGCTACAGCTACAAATAGTTTTAATTCTGGTGAATAAGCTACTGCTGTCCATGTCACGTTATTGGCAGCAGATGTTTCTGTCCATGTGACCCCACCATCATCAGAGTACATGACTCTGTTTGTACCAGAAGATGCAATTGCAACCAGTCTTCTTAAATCTGGGGCGTAACAAATATCAAACCATTGGTTTGCTGAAGGATGAGTTTGCTCAGTCCATGTAGATACTGCACGAACAGCTTCGGCCGAAGTATTTTCAGGAAAATATGCAGACCAGTTTCCATCAGCTTTTACTACTTTATTTTTCGTAGCATCAAGTGCAGCAGGGGCAGGTACCAATCCCTTTGTTCCACCAGAACCAGAATCCCCAACGAAATTATTTAGAATCGCTGTGGCTTGTGTTGCAGTTAAATCTTCTGGGTCACCAGTTCCAGCGGTGGTTCTACCTTTAAAAGTTTGGGTCGCCATCTGCGCAAGCTTGGCGTTCGTAATAGCATTATTAAGAACTTTTAAAGTAGTGACCGCATCATTTGCAATTGTGGTCGCAGTAGCTCCAGGCCCAGAACCAGTCACATCACCAGTGAGGGAAGTAACGTAGTTTCCTGCAGGTTGTTTATTATTGAAGGTTACGAAATCAGTTGCTGCCAAGTATCCATCAACCGTAGTTGTGGCTTTGGGAATTGATATATCAGGTGTCGTTCCACCTGTACTTGAAATAGGGGCAGTGCCAGTGACATTGGTGACTGTACCACCTCCGCCTCCGCCTCCCCCGCCTCCAGCTTCGTAATCCATGCGGGGTCTCCCTTATTTATTCGTAGAAGATAATATTGAGCTTTGCTGAGCCTGTAACTTCTATGAATTTAATTGCAGAAAAATCGCCAGTATAAAATAGAGTATCGTTTGCGATTATGACCATTCCAACACTAGTGGTTGGGTTTACACCATCATCTCGCCATCTAACGTTTTGTGATTCAGCTTGAATCATTACAAGTCTTGCTCTAGATGGAACGCTTGCGAATCCAGTTGCAGCTGCTAGTGAAGTAATTTGTTGGTAGCCTAATGGCTTACTATACCCAGGTATTGTAGGTACTCCCCCGACTGATGCCATATCTCCCCCTTATTGGATAATGTTTTTAAGTTTAGAAAGCTTTTCTTCGTACTCTTTTTTAAGAGCTTCTAGCTGAACTGTAAGTTCATTATTCTCTTTTAATTTAATATCTAAAAGAGTTTGCTTACTTTCTAATTGCTTAGAAATTTCTTCTGACTTTGTGTCAAATAAAGTAACCTTTTCTAATAAAGATTTCTCTTTATCGTCTAAGGCTTTTTCTTTATTCATTAGCTTTTCTTGTAATTGCTTTGCTACTTTTTCAGCCTCTTCTGCACTCTTTAAGGCTTCATTAGTTTTTAATTCTTTAACAGCAAGGCCTGTCTCTAAGTCAGTAAGAGCCAATTGCTTTTGTTTTAATTCTTCCGATTTAACTTCGTACTCAGCTAAATAAGCTTTTAACTCATCTAGTGTTTTCTTAAGCTCTTCTGGTTTTGAAATTAAATCTAATAAATATTTTAATTGGTCAATACACTCAGAAGAAACATCTGCATACTTAGACGAAGATTGTCTCATAGATTCCTTCTTTCAAATTGAAATAGCCTAATAAATTAATACTAAGCTGGGGGCCAATTGCCTTTTAAGATGTGGTTTTCAAGCATCTCTAAGGCTAGTAGAACTTCGTTTTTTTCAATCGAACGCGTACCAGAAGCAGTGGTTACTGCTGTGTTAGCTAGCTCGACTGTAAGTTCTACTGTGTCAGAGTTAACTGCTGCGCCTGCTTCTTCAACAATCTGGAATTCAGTTTCTCCGACTGAAATTTTATATCGTCGTGTTGCCATTGTAATCTCCTAATAAATAAAGATAGGAGTGAGGGGTATTAACTCCCCCACTCCCAATCTAAATTAGATAGCGTATTTACCTTTTAACGTAAAGGTACCAGCGGCATCTGCTGCTGCTGTCAGCGTGAGCACAACATCATAAAAGAGGTTGGGGTCAGCTGTAAGACCTAATGCAGACCATAAAGGTTTTTCTGCATCGTCAGCATCGTATACGCCAGATTCGTGAACGACATCTACTGCGCTAAGAGCACCACCAGCTAGGTTAAGTGCACTTGCGAAGAAGTCGGCATCCACAACCGCGCTGCCATTAGCTGTAGTTTGATACAAGCCAATGTCACCAGCTGTAGTTGTTCCGATATCATCAGACCATACTAACAACTGAGATACGCGTGCATTGCTAGGTACTTGAAACATAATGTACTTAGAAGCAATGCTGTCTCCGTTTGCGACTTCGACGGTTCCTACGTTTTCACGTAAAAGACCTTCGGTAAGTATCGCGTTATTTTTTACTCTAGGGCTAGCATCACGATTAGTGATACCGCCTGATTTTGTAGTAACGACTGCCATAAAATAGTCCTTTCTTTAGAATTATGAGTTATTAAGCGCAGCTAACTTGAACAACTTTTTCTTCTTCAAGTCTTGTTGCACCAGCGGTCATAAATACATAAGCTTGCCAAGGTAAGCTTTGAATGTCTTTACGACGGTCAATATCTGTAGAGATATCGTTCCATAATCCAAGATAAACACCACTTTTTGCGTACACAGGAACTAAGTCGTACGTTGAAGTTTCGACTAGTTCTGAGTGAACAAAGTTGATGCCTAAGAAGCGCATGATTTTTCCTTCGACTAGAACGGGTTTATCGTTGAAGTCTGTAGAAATCACTTGAGCTTCAGCCAACAAATTGTCGTGTTGTTTTGCTTTTACAACACAAGTGAGTTGGTTCATTGGGTCATCGAGGTCAAGGTCAGCAGCCATGAGAATTCTTTTTGCTTCTCTTAATTTAGCAACTGTTAGACCAGTGTTTGCAGATGCGCCAAAGTTTACAGCAACTTTTTGAGCTGCTGGTAACGTTGTTGCAGTGCTTCCAGTTTCGCCAGTTTGGTTCGTGCCGTTAATTGCAGCAAGAATCAATTGGTCGAATTTACGACCAGCAGCGAATACTGCGTTTTGAACGTAAGATGAAGTTGGGTCATTTAACAAACGAAGTTTGTCATAGCTATCGATTAATTGTGGTAAATCGAAGTCACTTGGGAAAACCCATCGACGGTCTAGAGCTGCGTCTACTCGACCCATTGCTCCGAAGCGTCCAATGACTTGTTGCATTTCAATAGCACCAATTTGGTCAACTGGGCTAGCTTGTTTACCAATATGACTTCCAGTCATAACAGTAGAACGTAGTTTACTTCCTTTTTGTTGAAGCAACAGTTGGATATTTGTCGCAAACTGTTGCACAAAATGTGTAGGTATATTTACAGACATATGCGTCTCCCTCTTTAAAGTTTAAGTTTTTTGAGTTTGGTTAGCTTATCTGCAAATAGCAGGGCTAGAAATTTTCACTGTCTTTCCAGTGTGTCATTCTGGCTCTATGATAGGTTTTCAGAGTTCCCAGGCTTTAAATGAGTTTTCTTTTTTTTCTCATTTTGCTTTTCATCTTGAGATTCGAAAATGTAATTTTCTAAGTCTCTTGCACGACCAATGGCTTCTGCGGTATCGCGACCATGGGTGTAAGTGAGCTTGATAATCTCAAGGCGAAGTAAAGCCCTATCCATCTAAAAATACTACACGCAAGTTATTAAAATAACAATATCCGCTTTTATTCTGGATATGCCATTTTGTGAAGACGATTCATTTCTTCTCGTGCTGACATCTCACCATTCATAAATCTTTTAGCAAAATCAGTATCTGATTTTAATAAATTGATTCTATTTCGTGCAGCTTCTGGAGTCATAACTCCGAAACTTTGTTGTTGGCTACTTGTGACAAATCCATGCTCTCCTAATTTACTTCCAACATTGTGCATGAATTTAATAACGCCAGTCCATCCCATAGCGTCTTCTAGTTTATCGATAGTCTCATTATCCAAACCAAATTCATGGGCGGCGGCTCTAGCAGTCTCCATGTTTTTATCGAATGCCATACCCCATTCTTTTTTAAGTTCTGATTCTTGATTAGCTATATTTTGATTACTGGTCTCTACTGTTTGTTTTGCATTGTTTAATACATACTCATTCCACTTTGCAGCAATCTTTTCGCCTTGAGCTTTTGATAATCCTGCTTCGTGAAATAATCCCTTTGCCCATTTAGCAAAGTTTTCATCACCGACGCCTTGAGGGACATCAATTTTATAATCATCAGCTTTATCAGGACGACCGAGTTTTTTATAAACATCATTCCATCCTGCTTGGTCATCTGGTTTTTGTGGTAACTTAACCAATCTATCAGGGCCTGCGCCATTAATTTTTTCTAGATTACGATAAGATTCTGTAATAGCAGCAGCATCTTTAAAACCTTTTGCAGATACCCAGCCTTTCAACTCGTCATTAAATCCTGACGTCCAGTCCTGTGTGACGGAAGGATTTGTGTTATTTGCTTGGGTTACATTTCCACTATCTGAAACTGGTATTGGCGCTTGTGCACCATCTTGTGGTGTTACTTGTGTTTCGTTCATTGCGAGTCTCCTTTATTGCCGTACAATTCCCATAATTGTTCAGGCGTTAATTTTAAATGTTGTTGAATCCTAAGCCATACTTCACGTCTGCCCTCAAGCATTGCATGAGCTCTTGAGTCTGGAAGGAATGTGGTTTGATTTGCCCGACAGAATTTAGCCAGGTCTTTTAGAACTACTTGTGCGGATTGATTATTTTTATCGAAGGTTTGTAAATAAGAAAGCCTACGGCCAAATAAAAATTCTTTCGCTTTTTTTATTAAATCCATAACTACCTAGGTGCCTGATTCTTCTGTGCCATAGCACCTGCTTTAATCATTGCAGCTGCTGCTGGAGCTGCTTGAATTAATTTTTGTTGTTCTTGTTCTTTAGCTCTACCTGCACGCATTTCTTCTACTTGCTCTTGTGAGCGCATCCATCTTTCAGGCACTGCCTGAATGGTTCCCATTTCTGGGATAATGACATCCCAATCGAAATAATCGAGGGGACTTGGGTCTTGAGTTACATTTACTACCTGAATTGCTGTCTCTATCGTTCTCATTAAACCAGAAGCTTCTTCAGCTCTTTGAGCTCTCGATAATGGAGAATCATATTCGATTCTGTACTCACCACGTGCTTCAATTAAAGCTTGTGGCATTGGGGGAATAAGTCTTTGTTTTGTTAAAACATCAATCTCTCTCTCAATGAGAGGCCCAAGATATTCTGATTGCTGACGACCGATAGTTGGAGCAAGTAAAATTCCTTTTTCTTTCGTTCGCTCTAAAACTTCGGTAGCAGTCATTTGCGGAGATTCGGTAAGAATTTGGAAGATGGTAATTAGAAAAGCGTCATTGATGAGGTTTCTTTCTTCATCCATCATCTCTTTGCCAATTGCGACGCTACCCACTGGAAGTGGTTGAACTAGAGGTACACCATCGGCAGTAATACCACCGAAGTTTATAGAACCTGGTTTTAGTGAAAAGCTATCTAAGACACCATCATCATGAGCAAGTAATACAGGGTCAACAGCTCTGTGCCCCTGTTTGAGCATTGTCTTTTTTTGTTCATTTAAAGTTTTAATAGAAGGTAGTACGTCCATTGCTGGGCTTCTACCGTAAACTTCACCTGGCGCTTGTTCGTATCTAGAAATTGCATATGGAAATGAGGTAAACCCACCTTCATCAACGATGGACTGGTCTTGAATAGAAACATAGTAAGAGCCATATGGCATTCCCTTGTAATCTTTTCTAGAAGGGTCTGCGTCCATTCTAGGCTTTACACAATGTAAAAATTCAAAGTCTTGGTTTTGGTTAGTGCCTAAAGCAGCTCTGCATCTTTCGGGAGCTTTCTTTCCCCATTTTTGAATTGCTTGTCTGGCATCTAATTTAAAATATCTAATAGCTTTATCTACAATGCCTTGGTGATTCTCAGAGAAATATATTTCTGCTAAATGAATGTTTCTATAGCGAAGACCGATATCATCTGCAAGCTCATCAATGAACATGCAGCCTGTGCCGTAAGCGCCTAATGATTTATAATTTTGTTGGTTTTGAGAAGCGAAGTTTCCTTTTGGAGCATAGCGGTATTTAAATAATAATCTGTTGATTTCATCGAACCAAAGTCTGACTTCTTTAACTTTATTTAGGTTCATGTCAGATGCCATGAGCCTGTGCCATGTTTGGTTTCTTGGAGTTAATAAAGAATCTAAAATTGCAGAGAACCGACCTAAAGCAATAGAAGCTGTAGAATCAAAAATAAATTCTGTTTTCTTTTCTCCACCAGCCCCATTTCTTCCTTGAGACATGAACATGTCTTTATGAGAAGGAATAACTCTTTCAGCTATTTCTTTCCAATGGGTTTCAAAATTACCACGGTCGCCCGTTAGTAATTGATACTCCCTTATTATCTCAGAAGCTTTATTGTCTGGTTTCATAGATTTTTCTTTTTATTAAGCAGAAAGCGTTCGCTTTGCTGTAGTAGCAGGCGTACTAGTTAAACTACCACCTGCGGTTCCACCTATAATTGTGGATGCTCTACCTTTAATTTTTCTTTCAGCTTCAGCAGCATCAGCTTGTGCTTTTGCAACGGCAGGGTCTGTTGGGGTAGGTGGTGGGGGTGGTTTATATGCATTTCCTCTTAGTGGTGCTTCTCCGCCCATAATACTTCTCCTTTATTTTAGATAGTGTTTATCTTTGGGTTTTTGGCTACCCGTAGTTTGCAGAATATCTGGGGTAACTGTTTCTTGTGGTCTTTCAGGTGGAGGTGGAACAGGAGTATTGTTTTTACTTGTTGTTACATCCCCAGCCATAAAAATCCCCTTTAAACTTTAAAAAGCCGTATTACTTATTATCTAACTCTGCGTATTTTTTCGCAAGTCGAGTCTTAAGCTCTTCTGCTGTGTACTTTGCTTTGTCTGTAAGCTCAGCTTTAACTTTAAAAGTTTTTCCACGAACAGTGAATTTCATTACTTTTGGAGCAGGAGGTTTTGGTTTATCTCCACCTCCGCAGCTTGATAAAATAAGTACCGTTACTAATAGTGTAATTAAATTATTCATTGTCTTCCTCTAAGTCTTCAACTTCGTTAGTGGTTACTTTTTTGAAGTCCTCAACTGTGTACTTTGCAGTAGGTTCAATAGTGACCTTAAGCTTCACAGTTTCAAATACCATTTCAAATTCTTTTGGCATTGGAGGAGGTACTGGGTCATTTTTAATTTTAGCAAAAACAGAATCTTCCCCTAAAGAGTTACACAACTGACCGTTGTTACCCTTCCATTTAATTTTCATGTAGCCTTGTTCGCCCCACTCTTTCCCCCAACTATTTCGCATAATCCAAGATTGAGTATCGTCATCCCATCCAACAACGTTGGTCATATGGTTTGTAGAACTAGAGTTACATGCGTTGTAAACACCTGACTTATATGCAGAGAATGAACCGTTCGCAGCGACTGTTGTAGAGATTGGGCCATATGCAAATATTGCTTTTTTCATAGCAACAATTTTTTCATCTACTGATAAATTTTCTGTCCCTACATAGTTCCATTCAATAATAGAACCAACGATTGTTTTACCTGCTAGATTACAACGACCATTAGTTGCAGTGTAAGGCCATTCAGAAAGAAGAGGTGCGCCTTTTGGAGTTACCATCCATTTCATTGCAGATGGGAATCCACCATCACAACCATAGTTATCACTTGCACAAGAAACTAAATACTGTTCAGAGAGTTGCCCCTTATATAAGGATGGAGCAAATATCATGTAGATATCATTCACTACTGAAGTGAGTGAGAAAGACCAGCAGCTCCCGCAGCTTCCTTGGTCACGGATGTCTCCGATTTTTACTTTCTCACGCCAATCGAATTTTTTTGGGAGTTCGTCAGTAATCTCTTTAAGGGCATCAAAACTCTTTCCTTCTTTTTTACCTTTTTGTAATCCTGGATTTAATAACCCTGTTCTATATTCTCTAACTGGTACTTGATATTCGAACGTCCATTTCTGTTGAATGGCCTGAATATCTAATTCCTTTTGCATTTGCTTTACATCGATTTGTCCGTAAGCAAAAATCGAAAAGAAAACGAGAAAGAAGAATTTCATTTGAATCGCCCCCAAAAATTATACAATTATACTTAATACTATCAGCCAAATATACTATAATCCATATCTTTGGCTTGTCGTGTTCTATTTGAATTCTTATACGATTTCGTATCATGCCTTGCAACATTAACTGAGAACGTACAACATAAAGCATCCGCGTCATCAGGAGATGCAAACCCGCGCTGTTTCATTTGTTCTTTTGTTTCTAACATCTGTCTGTCAGAAGTTCCCATGAATCTATATTCGGGAGAAACAAGGTCAGTCATTAAATGCTCATCCGAATCTATACATGCACCGTTTAACCACTCACGCATTTTTGCCCACAGCTCTGTTCTTTTATTTGCATACTCTGGCATATCTGATTTGGAACCAAACCAAACTTCGTGCACTTTATAATTCATCTCTCTAAGTCTATCGATAATTCCTGTGCCGTTACCAGCGTCCACACAAATCATATCTACTCTAAGCTCTTGTGCGAGTCTTGCCACAGTGTTTGCGACGTACATATTGTCCGCACCTTTTAATTTAAATGGAGCAATACTTCTCGCATCTCGTCCTCTTCTAAATCGAATAACTGTTTTATCGTCACCAAATCTCGCTGGGTCTACTCCCATAATTAAAGGCGCCCATGGGTCTAGAATTAAATCTCTATGAACTGCATCATCTACAATCTGACGAGAAATGAATTGTTTATCCCCTTGTTTTGGGAATTGTCCGTAAACTTCAACTCGCGCTTCGTCTGAGTCTTCACCATTTTGTTTAATGATTGCTTCGTAAACTTGTTTGTCGTTATCTTCAATCGTTCTACAATCTATATATCGTGTATGCCAAAATTCTCGGTTCTTATGAAAGCACTCAAAGAAAGCACCTGTATTTCTTCGTGGGTTTGAAAAAGCAAACTGATAACGATGTAAAGATTTCTCTGTATAAAATCCATCAGTCACATCCCAAATTGGTTTTGGAATACCAGACGCTTCATCGAAAAGTACCATCAATCCCTTAGCATTATGAGCTCCCGCAAACCCTTCAGGCTTCTCTTCGTTCCATAATTGAAAATGGATATAGTAATACTGTGAATCGATTTTGAGTTGATTCTTAAGTGCTGTCTGTAACCACTCACTTGGCCTTACATACTCTGCTGTCTTATCAAACCACGATTCGTTAAGTGCTAATGTTAACCAAGCACCTAATTCTGGGCCCGTTCTTGTACGTAATTGTTCTTCGTTATTTGCAGAGATGATTGTTGTCGAACCAAGTTGAGTGCTAATCATCCAATGAGCAAGCCATGAAGAGAATGCAGATTTACCAGAACCTCGACCAGAAGATGTTGCTGATTTATAGACTATAGGGTTTTTGCCCTCAGCTATTAATATTTTATTTTTCTTAATATGGTCTGTAATTCTTTGAAGCTCATCACGCTGCCAAGTGCGTGGGCCTTTCTTATCATGTAATGGGGTATTCTCTTTTCCCCACGGATAAATAAACATTACAAAGTTTTCTATGTTTTCAGAAATGTGTGGGTCTAAAATCTCTGTCATTAATGCTTTTTGGTCTCGTGCGGTAATCAATGGAAGTCCCCATGAGGGTGTTGTTCAAACGTTAAAATAGTTTCAATAAGGGATTCAGGGTCTTCAGCATTATCCCAATCGTGATAAGCTTTTGCTTCTATAGGGAATGCAAATGATAGTCTTTCAAATTCAAAAGGCTCTGCCATTTGAAATAGTGCATATAAATTAGAATAAAAACTCGTCTCATCACCATCTTGCCACAACTGTAAATCTCTCATGGCCGCTTGATAATCTGTGAATTCTATTTGTCCTCGACCGTTTAGTTCTCTCATAGAAATGCACTGACAATCCTTCTTACCGCTTCGTAAATTA